GCAAATCAGCTCAAGCCGCTCTGCAAGCTGCGTGAGCCAGTGCCTGCGCTCGGCGTCGTACCGGTGCAGGTTATAAATTCCAACGACTCCAGGCTTTACGTGCCCAAGTATGGCCTCGCCAATTTCATCCGGGCAACCCAGGCTGGCCAGCATCGTGCGGCCAGTTCTTCTCAGATCGTGCGGTGACCAGTGCGTCACCGCCAGACGATCCCTCACATGGTCAGGCCGAGACTTTCCATATGGCTGCCGGTAATTGACCTTGCTTTGCATGTAGGGCTGCTCCACATGCCACGCTGTGCCGTCCCGTTTGCGCGACGGAAACAGCCACCCATCACTCCCCTCTAAAAGTTTCTCTGTGACTTGCAGCGCTCTCCCGACCAGTGGCACGCGCATGTCTGACGACGCATCGTGGTGCCTGGTCTTTGTCATCTCTTTCGGGATGGTCCACCACACGCCGTCAGGCTCGCGCGTGATCTGGTCAGCGCGCATCTGGCAAATCTCTCCGCCGCGGGTACATGTCCACATCTGCAACGTCAGAAACGCCTGAACCTGCGGGCTGAACAGTCGCATTTCGGTGCTGAACAGGCGGCGCAGCTCATCGGGCGTCAAAATTCGCTTGGTGGTGCCCTTGCGCCTTCCGTCGCGCATGGCGCCCTGGCTGCGCAGCCTCAACGCGACTTGCGACCACCAGTTTGGCGCGTCCTCTGGCAAGCGTCCAGCATCCAAGGCATAGGTGTGTGCCGCCGCCATCTCGGCCCGCACCGACTTGGCCATCACCGGGGTATCGGACAAAGACTCCAGCAGATCAAACGCAAACCGACGCGACACTTGGGATGCAATTACAGACTCATGCCCAGCAATTGCCTTGATCAGCCTATTGCGCACCGCCTTTGCGCCCTTGGGCTCGCGCTTTCGGTCCAGATAGCCTGTCGCATAATCTTCAACCATTTGCGCTAGGGTGTAGCCGGCATTGGGTGATTGCAGCACCTTTTCGCGCTTGCGCTCCACTGCCAGATCATGACCTGACTCGCGCTCGGCACGCAACTCTTGCCACCTGGCACCGGCATCCACCGGGCTCATGGCCGGCCATGTTCCAAGCTTGATCTGGCGCATGCGGCCATCCGATGGCGACTTGTAACGGTACACCCAGGTTCGCTTTGTCAGGGTGGCAACCAGCCGTAGACCGGGACACCCATCTATGATAATGTGAGTACCCGGTTTGAGTGCTTTTGCCTTCCGTGCGTCAAATTGCATTTCTCTCTTGGCGGCGTAGGAAAAAAGCCTACGCTAAAACATACGCCTTGATCGAAGTGTAAACGCTACGTCAACAAGTTAACATACGCCAGAAAGCTACGCCAAAATGCCTAAAATCACGCAAAAAATCAACGACTTAGGCAAGAAAAACAAGACAAATCAACGGGTTACACAATGATGAACATCGTGATTCTCGACGCTTGTATCCTCCTCGGGAAATCACGATTTTTTCAGAAAAACTACGCTAAAAGCTACTCCGGATTCAGGACTTAGCAAGCTCGCGTGACGCCCAAGCCGACACTGCCAGTGGCGAAAACGGTTTGGTGAAATACGCCAGTGCGCCCATCGCGCGTGCCCGATCATGGTCAGCGACATTGCCCCTGGCACTCAGCACGGCCACCAGCGTCTTTGGAGATCTGAGCTTGATTTCATGCAGCGCGTGCCAGCCATCCAATTCGCCGGGCAGCATCAGATCCAGCAACACAAGGTCGGGGTCGGAAGTGCGCACGAAAAACAAGGCTTGGTAGGCGTCGCTGGCTTCGACCGTGTTGAATTTTTTCTTGAGCGTTTGCACCAGCAGGTTGCGAATGTCACGGTGGTCGTCGACGATGAGGACGGTCTTCATTTTTGGCTTACCATCAGTTCGGTTTTTAAGCGGCTGCCGCTGCTGGAGCCGAAGTAGTAGCTCAGCACTTGCTCGGCCTTGGCGGACAGGTAGCCGACCAGGGTTCCGGCCAGCACGGATTCGACTTTGGCCAGGCCCAACAGCGTGACGGCCACCATGGCGACGAACGAGCCCAGCACGATGTAAGCCAGGATGCGGTTGGTGTTGTCTTTGGTGGCGACTTCGCGGGCGCGGGCGTCTGCTGTGTCTTTGAACACGAGTTCGGCGTACTTGAAGCCGCGTTCGGCTTCGTCGGCCTGGTACTGCATCTCCAGCGCCTTAAGTTGGCCAAGCTGCTCTGGGGTCACCTGGCCGGCGGCGATGGCGCTTTGCAGTTTGTCAGGTGTGGCGTCATCGATGTTCAGTGCCGCGCCGATGGCGGCCACGGCGGCGCCACCCATGGGGCCGAGTAAGGCGGTGGCCACCGTGGGCGCAATTTGTTTGATGGTGGCTTGCCAGTCCATGTCAGGCCCCGATCAGGTTGACGGCAATGCGGCGTGCCCAGCCTTTGCCGAAGGTGGGCCAGGTCTTGAGGTTGGTCATGAAGTGCAGGCGGTGGCCGTTGTAGCGCGCCAGGATGATGGCCGGCGGGATCAGGCTGCAGGCGTGCAGTGTCTTTTGGCCGATGACGCCATCATCGACCACGCCGATCGCGCGCTGCAGCCACTTGACGGCCTGTGTCGGGCCGCTGTTGACGGCGCCATCGAACACGTCGAAATGCAGCTCGGGCGGAAGATTGATGATGCCGGGCGGGTCCCAATAGAGTTTGCGGTAAATCTGGCGCGCCTGCGTCTGGGTCAGCTTTCGCATGTCGCCGCTGTAGCCGTTGGCGCGTGCGACGGCTTCGGTGATGCCCCAGTTGGTGGCGCCTCCTGGGTCGTCGGGGTGGTTGCTGTAGCCGCCCTCGTGGCCCAGCAGGCGGGTAAAACAGGCGTCGAATGTCATCCCAGCACCCCCAGAATCAGCAGTGGCCACCAGGCCAGGAAAAGCCAAAAAAATTCGCTCATCGTGCATCCTCCAGATTGATCGTGATCAGCTTGGTGTCGCTGGTCCAGCCAGGGTGGCAGCGGTGGGTGGCGGTGAGCGTCAGGGTTTTGGCTTGCGGGCGCACGGGTAGCCAGATGGTCCACGGCCCCCAGTCCTGTGAGCCTGATTCGCGAGTATGGTTGGCGACGTTGTTGGCGCGGTCTTCAAAACTCAGGCGCAGATCGGTATGATTTTTGCCGTCTTCGCCAACAGCCGACACGCCCACAAAGGTGCAAGCCCTCGTTTTGCGCATGATGCCCCAGAGCTTGAGCGCATCGCCTTCGCGGCGCATTGATGTCACTTGAAAGCTGTCAACCACCGGGAAAAACTGCTTCTCAACGCAGGACATGCACAGCATGACCGCCATGGCGATCACCATAGGCCAGAGCTTGAGGGCGAATTCAGTCGATTTACTCATGTCATTTTCCTGTGATTTTCAGCTTTATATATTCCCACAGCGCATAAGCAATGACGACGATGGAGGCCCACACCACGCCAGTCAGGGTTTTTTCAATCACCGACAATTTGAGCTTTTTTCGCGTCTCGGCTTCGGCGATGTAGCCTTCATGCACTTTGCGATGGCTGCCTGGGTCGCCGCCTGGAAAGCCGCTTTTGATCAGCTCGCTCAGGCTGTCGATGCTTTCCTGCAGGCGCTGCACCGATTGCAGCAAGTGGGTCTGGGTGGCCTCGCAGATGCGCTGGTGTTCCTCGGCAGAAAAAGGCGGCTGTGCCCGGCGCTCGGGGCCGATGTAGTGGCGCGAGGCGCAGGCGTCATCCACCCCGCTGCGTACCGCGGGGTAGACAGGCATGGGTTCTTTGTCACGCCGGGTGACCATGGGCTCAACTCTTATACAGGTGGGATTGCCACTGGTAGGCGCTCAGGCAGTGGTTACGCTGCCATGGCGAGAATAGCCAGTCAATCAGCGGAACAAACAAGCGCCCCTGCCACTTGCCATCCAGGTACAGCGACCATGAAGCGGCGCTGATGGTCTCTCCGGGTTTGGCTTTGCCCAAGGTGCCGAGGCGCAGAATTTGCACGTCCAGCCACACCAGCGCATCAAACAACTTGCTCATCAGAGCCTCGATGCCTCTACAAACAATGCATCCAGTTGCGCCTCTGTCATCCCCAAAGCCGCGCCCATGGCTGGCACCAGGCCGCTTGTGCGCTGCACCACGGCGGCGTATTCCCACTCAATCTGCGCGGCTGATCTGTCGGGATCGGGTAGGCGGGCAATGGCCGTATCCACATCGGCCAGCAGCCCAGCGTGCAGCAGTGCCAGCCGCGCCTGGCGCATGGTGACTTGTTGCGGGATGCGCTTGCGCATCTCGTCCTCACGCATTTGCTCCCAATCCGACTCTATAAATACGCCCAGCACGCCATCGACCTGGGTCGGGCTATCATCGGGGCAGGTGCCAAAAAACTCCGGCACCGGCGTGGGGTAAGCGCTCTCGCGCGCCCAGACATATGCCAGACCAGGCACATCCGGGAACCTGGTGCCATTCATGGCCGGTTCAGAAGCCACGGATACGCCTGTGACGGCATCGATGTAGGTAAACTTGATGTGTTTCATGGTTTTAAATGGGATGGGTATGACTGCCGATGAATTTAATAAGGGTAGGGATTTGTCTCAATTTGATGCATGGGCCGATAGTCCTGAGTACAAAAGCTGGGCCGCGGCGAATGAAGTCCTTATGCGGCGCATGTTTGCATGCATTCGTCCAGTAGGTGAAACTGCAGATAGCGATAAAAGCAGGTCTGGTGATCATAAATTTGATGAGTTCATGCTTAAACTTTCAAATAATGACGCGGTTTAAGTCGCGGTTGATCCGGTGGCCATGCGCTGCCAGCAAATTTGCAAAGCGCACGCGCTCGCGCCAGGCTTTGGCGTGGCCCATCAGGCCAAAATAGCTGTTGGCCACGGCGCGCACATCGGTGCTGGCCTTGGCGCTTTTGATCTTGCTGTGAGCGTTGTGCAAGGTGCTGCGGCGCACGTAGCGCGCATGGGGGCGCACGATGTAGCCCAGGAAGTTGATGCCGCGCTCGATACGGTTGATCTCGGTCTTGTTAGGGTGCAGGCGCAGCGCCAGGTGTTCGCCAAGAAAATCATCCAGCAAGCGGGATTTGTCGTACAGGCTTTGCCCATCAAAGCCCAGCATCACCATGTCATCGACGTAGCGCACGTAGTGCACCGCCTTGAGCCTGTGTTTGGCAAACTGGTCAGCCGGGTCCAGATAGACGTTGGCAAAGAACTGGCTGCTCAGGTTGCCAATGGGCAGGCCGTCGCCGTTGGCGTTAAACAGGCTTTTGTGGCTGGGCACCTTGCGCATCAGGCTTGGCGAGCTGCGCACCAGCACGTTGGTGGTTGGGTTATGGTGCAGCACGCGCCGGCACAAGTCCATCCACCAGGGCTCGGTGATGTAGCGCGCCAGCAGCGCATCCAGGATGGGCTTTTTTATGCTGACAAAGAAGTTGGCCACATCCGCTTTCAGGTAGAACGTGGGCACGCGGTAATTCTGGCTGGCCGAGCGCATGAAATGCTCAAGCCGGTCCACAGCGCGCAGCGCGCCCTTGCCGGGGATGCAAGCATAGCTGTCGTGGATGAAGCGGTTGTAAAAACGCGCGCTGACGCGGTTGTACAGCAGGTGATGCACCACGCGGTCGCGGAAGTCGGCGGCCCATACTTCGCGCACCTTGGGATATTCGACCACAAAGCAAATGGATTGGCCGGGCTGGTAGGCTCCTGCGTGCAGCTCGTAATACAGGTCCATCAGGTTGCGCTCCAGGCGTTCCTCAAACTCCAGGGCATTCAAGGTGTTGCGCTTGGTTTTGCGGCAATCAAAATACGCTTGAAAAAGCTCCGAGACGGTCACGTCGCACTGTGGGTTCACCATTGCTTTCTTTCGCCTGACAGCCCGCACATAGTTGGCATTCGTCTTGTTGTTGTTGTTCTGGTTGCCAGGGTTCGACGAGTTCCAGTTCTGGTTCCAGGCGTTCGTGACTGAGAACTCCGAGGACGACCAGTAGTTGAACGAGCCGGGGTTTGACTGCGCACTCACACATCGCCGCGCAGTGTTTACCGCGCGGAAACTGGCATCGCCCTTTCGTTGCATCGCAACGGGCGCAGTCCCGATAGATCGGTCTCTAATGAAAGCCGTGACTTGCATCATTCTGCCGACAATGGTTTGACAGTTTTCAGCCAGCCTTGTGCCTGACGCCCAATGCTGTCCGTGAGCGCAACCGTCTCGGAAAACGCTTTGATGCTGATGAGGCGCATGTCTCTGGATAGGCGCACCAACAGCTCAACAATCTGCATACGCTCCAGAATCAGCGCAACGAACCGTGCGCGCTCAGCCAGGAACGAATTGGCCTTGTAGATGAAGACGATCAGGTCAACCACCTCGTCGCGCAGCTTGACCCCCAGCGAGTGCTTGTAGTCGCGTGGAAACTCGCGTGTGACGCGCGTGATCTGCTGCAGCAGCTCGTAGGTCACCTTGTAGATCGGCAGATGGTGGTATTGGGCCATGGTGCGCTGTCAAAGGATTAAAGAATTAAATGATTGATCGCCTGACAGCCCGCACATAGCTGGCATTCGGCTTGCTGCCGTTGCCCTGGCCGCCAGGGTACGACGAGCCCCAGTTCTGGTTCCAGGCGTTCGTGACTGAGAACTCCGAGGACGACCAGTAGTAGAACGAGCCGTAAGCGAAGGCCTCGGACTCACTGGTTCTGAAGTTCTTACCTGCGGCCACTTGCGCTGGGCTGCCAGAGGTGTAGGCAGCGCCTGTGGGCGACGAGTTGTTGTTCAGGCCGTGGGTGTTGGCGGTGTCGCCATACGAGCCCAGGTTCTTGTAGTCTGGCGTTGCGGTCGTTGGGCGATCTGCCGTGGTGTAGTTGGCATCCGCCGTGGGCTTGAGGTTGCGCCAGCACAGCTCCAGCTCGTCGCGCGCAGGCAGATACCAGTCGGTACGCCCGGCAATGGTCAGGTTTTTGCACCAATGCGCAGCAGGGTAGACCGTGCTGGTGTCGGCAGCCACCATGGCCATGGTGGCTTTAAAGCCCTCGGTCAGCGTTCCGCAGGCGGCGGGCGCGGCGGTGTTCGCGTTTTTGTACGCGATAGCTGAGTTCTCGCCGGTGGCTTTGGGGGCGACGATGACGCGATACTTGGCCATGATCGACCAGTCGGAAAAAGTTCCGCTGCCGCCGACGCTGGTGATGTTCAAGGTAAGCGAATTGGCGGTTCCGCTGGTGATCGTCCCGATCATCTTGTTGACGGGATTGGCGCGGCTGCGCACCTCCAGCGCCTGCCCGACGTAGACCAGGTTTGATCCGTTGGACACCGTGAACGTCTTGCTTCCTGTGCCGATGGTGGTGCTGGTGCTCGACTGGATCAGCTCGTTCCAGATCATGCCGGCGTAAAACCCGCCCTCAAAGGCGTCACCAAAAGCGGCGGGCGTTGCGGCAGGCGTGGCAATGTAGGAAAAGAAGGAAGAGGCTGTGGTGAAACTGGTGGCGGTCGACCAGGCGCTATATACGCCATTGGCGTCCTTGTAGCGCACGCGCCAGTAATAGGTGGTGCTGGTCGACAGCACGCCGGCAGTCATCGAATAGGCCACAGCGGTGCCCGCCACATCGCCGGTGTTGATGACCGTGGTTGCAAAGGCGCTGTCGGTAGACACCTGCCACTGAGCCGCGGCCATGGCAACGCCGTAGAGGCTGTAATACGTTGACCCGGTCAGCGTGGCGTTGTCCATCACGCCCGTGGCGCCTGCGACTGGGCTGAGGTTGGTTGGGGTTGGGATTTCAGGGGTCAACGGCACCACGGATGCCCAGTTGGTAGGGTCAAGGCTGGGGTCAGTCGTTCCGGCGCCGGCTGTTTTGCGCCGGTAGGTAGCAAAGTTGATGGGGCTATAGCGCGCATCGCCGATGGCATAGGTGGCTCCACTGACCCAGACCGTAGCGCCGATGGCAGTCACCGACCCAGCAGCTGCCGCAGCGCTGTTGGCGGCGTTGATGGCCTGGTTGGCTGCGGCACTTGCGCTAAGCGCTGCGTCATCCGCATTGGCTTTGACATTGGAAGCAACCGCAGACAACTCAGATGAGAATGTCGGCAATGCAGCGCTCCACGGATAGGCGCGCGTGTTGAAGGTGCTGCGGTCGCCGGGGTCTGGCGCAAGCGGTAGCGGTGTGATGCTGGGCGGGGTGGTGGTTGCCATTAAATTAAACCCTTCACATTGATGACAAAAGTAGCTACGCCAAAGCTGTCGTAGCTCATGGCGCCTGAGCCAATGCCAAAGGCGCTCAGGCCGCTGTAGCCAGGCACGTCGGTGGCGATCCATGCCACGGGCACGTCAAGCACCTCTTGCATGGACTGCAGTACAGCGTCGGCTTCGTCGCGCGGCATCGCGATGGTCACGCGCAAATTGGTGGCCGCATGGCGCCTCACGATCGATGTGGTGCCGTCGTCTTCGGTTTTGATGTAGCTGTACGTCACAGGCTCTGCGCTGGCGCCATATTCAGGTCCGCCCCAGTCGCCAGAGCCTGCCAGCGATGTGTAGTCGCCGCAGACGATCATGCCGACGCCTACGGGTTGACCTGTCGAGGCGCTGATGGTTAGCGTGATCTCTGAGGCTGGACGGATCGGGATGTTGGTGAACAGCAGCTTTGTCACTGGTTTGACACCGCCAAACAAGTATTCGTACCATCCAATCGGGTCACCGTAGAGATAGCCTGACTTGGTGTAGATCACAGAGCCGCCAGCCGCGTCCTTGACAGTCAGGCTGTACTGTGCGCCAGTCAGGCCGTAAAGCGCGATGGCGTTAAAGTAACCCGGCGTCAGCACATATGTCAGGCTGGTGGTCGCAGTTGCGGCGGTGCTGGTGTAAATGTCAAATGGCGCCCATTTGTTGGTGGGGCGCATGTCGACCCACACGGTGGGCGCAAGCTCCGGGCTGATGCTGCTGACGCCGGCCACGGCGCATTTGTAGACGCGGTGCGTGGCCACGACATGGCGCAAGTCGCCCACGGCATAAGTGGCGCCTGACACCCAGGCAGCAGTCGGATCTTCGGCCAGGCTGGTGCCTGCGCCTATCATGGCCGAGGTGATGGTGATGGGCTTGATGATGTTCATGCGGCGATGGTCCTCATGTTGGAGCCGCCCTCGGTCACGTTGTCAAGGGTGATGGCGATGCGCTCATTGCTCTTGTTGCCGTCGTTGACGATGGCCTGCAGGCGCTGCACTTCCTTGGTCAGGCCCTCGACCAGGGATTCAAGGCGGGCGGTATTTCCGCCGGACAAGTTGCGCGACTGTGCCGCGGTATAGACCATTCCGGGGCTATTGAAATTGACAAGCTCCGGCCCCTGTTCACCCACCCATGTCAATCCGGGTGGGGTGTATCCACCTTCAGCGCGCGTGCGGATCAGCGTCCCGTTGAGACCTCCGGCGGTGAGGCCATAGGTTTCCATGAGAAGTCTGGCGCCGTCTGCTCCGGCGACCGTATGGGAACCACCTCCGGGGAAGTACAGGGTGTTACCCGACAATCTATAGCCGCTGTCGCCGATCCCCGTGTGCGATCCGGTGCTGCTGATGGGGCTTGTGACGTATCCGGCGGCAGCGGCCTGAGCGGTGGATGTCATGCTGGAGACGCTTGCCGCCGCTATGGCCGCAGCATTTGCTGACGCCAGAGCGTTGATGGCAGTGCCAAGTTGCGTGACGGCGTCTTTGACGCTCAACACACTGGTGTTGATGCCGTTGGCTGCGTCAAGCTGCTTTTGCGCAAGCTCGAGCGCGGCGTCAAGCTGCTCGATCTGGTCTTGCGCGGCCTTGAGCTGCTTTTCTGCGGTGGTGAGCTGGTAGCCGCTGAGGTCCTTGAGCTTGCCCATCGTGCCGGCCAGCGCAAGCCGCTGAAAATCGGCCTCAGCCTGACTGGCATAGACCGTGGTGTCGTTCATCGCCGCAGAGATGGCGGCGCTCAGCTCCTTGCCGTCTGGAAGGTAGCCGGTGGCCTGGGCGTTGGCCAGCGCGTTGTTCAAAAATGCGCGGCCTTGCGCGGCCTGTTGGGTGCTTTCCACTTGGCCATAGAGCAATTTGATAGCCCCGTCCAGCGTGTCAAAGATGCCTTTTATTTCGGAAACCGCACCCTGCGCGGCATCGACCTGCACCTGATAAATCTTGCGCTGGGCATCGACAGCACGCTGCAGCGCGGACATGGCGCTGTTGACGTTTTCGCGGGCAGTATTGATGGCCGCTTCGGACGCCGCCTTGAGGTCTTGCTGCGCCCAAACCTGCTGCATCAGAGCGCGAGTGCTGTCGTCTGTGGCGTCGCGCAGCTCGATGCTGCGCTCAGTCTGTGCGCCGGTCAGAATGTCGAGCTGGTCTTTCCAGCCCTGGTTGACGCGGGCCAGCGCGGCGGAAGCTTGCGCGGCGGCTTGGGCTGCTTGCGCGGCGGCTTGGGCTGCTTGCGAGGCGGCTTCGTCGGCGGCAGCCTTATCGCGGATGGCCTGAATTTGGTCGAATAGACCGCGGTTGGACTCATCCAGCGC